TCAGTGGAACATAGGTTATAGTGGCCTGTATGGCTATGCCCTTGTCCGCTTCCGTGACCAAGATCTCCTCCGTGCTGATACGTGGATCTGCGTTGAGATTTGCTGTTATGTCATCCACTATGGCGTCTTTGAGTTGCTCTGTGAATGGTTCAAATATGGCATCATAAATTATCGTACCAAATTCTGGGTTCTCAACCCTCTCACCCTTACGCACCGATAACCTGTTGATCAGGTCCTGCTTGGCCACCTCGAAGTCGTACAGTTTGAAGTTCTGCTTGTCCGCACGTGAACTGAAACCCTTGAAGGTCACTGTCTTGTTTGATAGGTCCCCTGATCCTGAATCTCCGTATGCCATATGCTATATTTACGCTATGTCGTCCTTGTCCCTACCACCCACCGGTCTGGTGTATGGCTCATGGGTTGGAAATACATCCTTACTTTTATTGGTTTTGTAATCCACCACTGTGGTTTTTGTTTTCCTTGTGTTTTTAGTACCATTATTAAATGGCTGTACTGCCACGATGTCCTCGTTCTCAACTGTGACTATACCAACTTTATTACTGTTGGGTTTCAGCCACGAAGGTCCCCACGATTTCCTTGCACTCACACTGTTGAAGTGTACCTGTGAACCTGCGAGGTCAATCCTGCCTCCGGCACCGTGTAACTGTGTTCCGTCAGTGTATGACGATATGCCATCTCTGGCATAGTGCCTCACACTGCCTTCCTGCGATGCGTTCAGTATTCCTGATTCTCCCATCACGTACACATATTTTTCTGCACTGATGGCCACATCCTCCTCTGCGTTGAATCTAATTTTTTCTTTTGCATGGAAGTTGATATTCTTATCAGAATGTAAATTGAAATCTCCTTCGGTACGCATACTGATTCCCCTATTGGAATACATGCTTATTCTACCTGCCTTGTCCATCTCTATCCATGAATTGCCCGAACCATTGGCTATGTACACCGTACCTTCTGTGTCATGCATCAATATCTGATGACCGCTCGCTGTCCTCAATCTTGTCAGTTGGTTGGTACCGTCCACTGCGCCATCGTCCATGACGAAACTGTGTCCTGATTCCCTGTCAACTTTGACCGGTGCGCCATCTAGACCTATACGTGGTTCTGCCGAATCTGGACTTATCCTACCGGGTGTGCTAATTCCAAATACAGCACTGGGAGATTCCCTACGTGCAGAACTTGTGGTGGTACCCCTGACTGTATCTGTAACCAGACCTTGTTGTGTCAATTGATCCGCTAATCTCTCGTTGATGGGAAATTTCTGTTGTTCAAACTGCACAGACACATCTGTAAATTTACGATTTTTTTCTCCTGCAGGCAACAGGTCGGTCCCATAAACATCACTTTTACTTTGTGAAAAATCTCCTCCGGATGCCGGCATGGCTGTCTCCGTGGTTGACCCGTGTCCTGGTATCTGTTGATTGGTAAGTGGCTCCTGCACACAACCCATCCAAAATGCGGTGGGTCTCCCTCCATCACCTTTGGCAAAAATCACCAACACTGATGTGTCTATATCAGGTGGTATCGCCCACATTCCATAACTGGACTGGCTAGATTTATATCCATATGGATCTTGGCCATTTACCCCTTTCAAAGATTTGACACCATAGAACGGCGACAGATACTGACACCATGTGATTTGTTTCGCAGTTGGATTTTGTGTGTGTGTCAATGCAGGTATGTTGACGCCCAATCTTCCCATCCTCTGAGGATCATTGGTGTACTTCACCGTGGCCAGGTATGGACCACTGTCGCTGTCTATGTATTTCTCGTTGAAATCCTTTTGGTTGTCCTGCGAATCTGTGAATCCTCTTTGATCTTTGTATGCCATATTCTATAAATCTATTTTCCCTAATGCCTTCGCTAATTCTTCGGGGTTTAATGCATCTCTTTTGATATCCGACACAACAGATTCTCCATCTTTTTTCTTGTCAATGTACTTACTTTTCAGTGCCGAAGACGTGATAACATTTGGTGCTGTTCCTTGTCCCTGTTGGTTGTTCATCCTCACACAGGTCAGCGTCTGCAGGAACTGTCCTTGATCGAATTTAGAATCAACTTTGACCACCTGGTACACACCATTGAAGAAAAGATTCTCGTCTCTTACTTTATCAATTCCAGAGAACATTGTTCCCTCTTTTTCATTTATGTCCGCAGGTAATCTGTACCTGAGGTTTATCAGGGTCATGTATTGGTCGGCATTAAAACTACCAAATTGGTTCTCATCAAAATCAGAATCTATGGTTATGACTTGATCGGTCTTTTTGTCGTTCAGCCTTTTCAGGCAAGATAAAACATCCTGACATATGTAATGGGGGTCCCCCAATATGTCCAGTTCTATCCTCATCATGTCGGCTTCTGGATTGGTCAAGTAGTCAAAGAACTCCTGCGACTTGTTACCGCCCGCCCGAAAGTTTTCTACCGTGGATCTACCCTTAATGTTTGATGGATAAGACCTCAGTGGCAGTAATGGTTCTGGGTAGTCTTCCTGCCCAAACACCAGATTACTTAGATTAGATACTACCCTCTTTAAACCTGTCTCGTTTTCTGTCTTGTCGTCGCCACGCACATTCCTCATGTAGTATGCACTTTTATAGTTGATACGTAGTCCTTGCACGTCAACGTTGCTACCCGTGTATATGTAATCATAATTTTTCCTGACCAATTTATCCCAACGTACCTTTCCGATGCTGAGACCTGCTGAAAGCAACTTCAACACGTGCACCTTGTAGGGTATGGCCTTGTACACTATCTCTTTGGGGTGCATCTTAGTCACTGCGTCCAGTCTCGAAGTGTCCGTAAACACTGTGCTCTTTATCTTGAACCATGGCACGTACTGGTGCTTAAGGAAAAGTTGTTGTAACTCATTTTCCTTTTCTTTGCTGGTCAAAAGTTTGTTTATGTAAACTGTTCTGTCCTCTTCGTTCTCCGGCAGTTTGTAGCCGGCCATGGTCAGGTATGCTCTCCAGAAGTCTTGTGCTATATCAAAGAAACCAGGATGATTCCTCAACCAATCCTCTAATGCTTTCACTATAGTGGTTCCGGAGTCCGCAGTCTGTGTCTGTTCGGCATCCGCTCCTCCGCTTTCATTCAAAATGTATTGAGTAAGGTCGTCCACCGTCTTGTCACCGTAGGTAGAATCCAATGTGAATGCGTAGTCATACAATTCTTTCCTTAAAAGTTTATCATCGACTTCTAACCTGTATTTGTCAGCATACTGTCGTGCCTTCTCCGCTATCTCTTGTTCCATTTGATCATCCAGGGCCTGTTCGAATGTGGTCTTCCATAATCTCCAAGTGCTTTGTGTTAGGTCAACCCTTGTACGTAGTACTTTGAATCTGTCATCGAATCCGACGTCACCATAAGGCACGGCCACGATATTGTACTTTGCCCCACCCTCGTTGACATCGAAGTCTACCCTGGCTATCAGTATGGGAATCTTCCTGGTCTCAGACATGCCGTTTTTTAGTGGCTTTCCGTTCTCATCAAATCCCTTGAACTCTATGGTCAACAACAATGGTGCATCTTGATAATCCAAGAATCCCGAATTGAAAGTTGCGGCACGTATCTTTTCTATCAAAGTGATACCATATGGTTCGTGTATTTCAAACTCCATCTTGGTGAAGTTGGCCAGGCTCCTGTCAGTGTTGGGTGCAATAGTTGAAAGTATGTTGACGTTTTCTATAAAGACATCGTGATTCCTCTCAAGCACTGATATGCTTTCCGCATACCTGGAATTACGTTCTCTTATTTTTTGCACAGTTTTAGCGCCGCCTGCCGGGCCTTGGCCTTTCGCTGACTCTATTTCTGCAATCCTGTATGCACTACGGAAACCGTCTGGTCCTATGCCTCCTGTCCTAGCGACTACATCATGTAATGGCGCTGTTAAGTATGCACCTCTACGAAATTCCTCCTCTGTGATCCCTGACAAAGTGAACAGTGTGTTGTAAGACGCATACTTGTGTAAAGGGTTTGGCAATTCAAAAGAATTTGTGCCCCTCATGATATACGCTTCTCGTGCCGTATTTCCTACCATGTTATATTCCTAGGTCTGAGTTGACGTTGCCGGGCTTGGGCAACTGTATGGTCACTCCTGGTTTGAAATCGTATATGGGATCCTCTATCTGATCTGGGTTACGCTGTGCGAACACCCACCATAGCCTCGGTGTGCCGTACAGGTCATAGGCCAAAAGGTCTGGCCTGTATGCGTATGTCCTCTCGATGGTGTAACTCTGATCATCATCATCCGCAGTTATGGTCCTGGGGACGAATGTTTCCAAGTTAACATCATTCTGTGGTGTTGAGAAGTATGGTGATGTGGAAGAGTACTTGGCCATTAGATGAATCCTATCTCGTCTGTGCCTTTACCGTTCAACTGGCCGCGTGCGAATTCTGACAGTGAGAATTTCTTGATTGATTCCCTGCTGTAGATTGGTGTCACCAGAACTGATATGTTTGACAGTGTGGGTGCCCAGGTTTGATCTGCAGAGTCAAGGTCAAAATCCTGTACATTAGATCTATAAACTTCTGATTGTTTTGTTGAAATGTAGTCTATGCCCGGTCTGAGTTCCACGTTGAACGTGTTCACTATCACCGGCACCTTGCTGAACATGTGGTCACCGTAACCTGACATGTGCATTATCGGTGGTGGATTGCCTTTCAATGCCTGTTCCTTGCCGAAGTACATCTTGGTTATGGTCCTCAGGAAGTTCACGGTGGCAACCCAGTGCTTGGCGTCATCTGAATTCTGCACGGGGAACTCTCCGATTATGTTCATGGAGTCCACCTGTGAGTTCTGGTAAGCCTGGAATGGGTAGTTGCTGTGTGTCTGCGATAATGGATTGTAGT